AATAGCGGATAAGTATGGCTTGAGTAGGACTGAGACGGCGGGCATGATCGCCGCGATGAGTCCGCAGCAACCTTGGGGCGACAATGTCACGGCAGCGGAGTATGTAGCGAAAGCATTGTCCGAAAAGCACGTTGTGCAAGTTGACGATTTGCTGAGTCGATCAATGACAAAGCCTATCGGCGATCCTCCAAGACCTGTCACAAAGACAATGTATGAGTGGGCGCAGGCTGAGACCGACGGCGCTCGGGGCGACCGCAAGATGGATGGCGGCACCCATAAAATGCCGGATCCTGATGAACTTCGCGGGAAAACCGTTGATCAGTTAGATCCGTATGTCGCGGCAGCGGTTATGAAGGCGCACGCTCAAATGGGTTACCGGGTGGAGGGCATCGGCGACAATAAGGAAGGGGAGCAGTTAAAAACCATTGACGACCTCACCGGCCTACCCGCTCCGGTGAAGTTCACTTGCGGGGTCCATCACATGGGCCGTGCGGTGAGGATCGCGCAAGGGGAAACCCCGGATCAGGTTCTAAACGGCCATAAGGTTCGCTCGTTCTACAACAACATTTCCGGAGACAAGTCCGTCGGCACATATTCGGACGATGTCACCGTAGATTCGCACGCTTTTAGTGTGGCTATGGGTAAAAAGTATGGTTCCGGTTCTGTTGAGTATGGATATTTCGCTGGATCAGGTTGGCCTAACCCGGCGTCAACGAAAGAAAAAAGGCTTCCGCCGCTGCATAGCGCGGTCGGCAGTGCAACGCCCGGAGTCGCTGGCTCATATGCGGCTTTTGCCGACGCTTACCGTGAAGTTGGGCGGCGAAATGGCTTGTCTGCCCGTCAGGTTCAGGCGATTACTTGGGTCCAGTGGAGGAAAGACAACCCCGACCAAACGAGGGGTGGGCAGATGGCTGCGATGGAGGCAGAAAATGGCTGACGTTCGGATTTCGCCAAATACCGATCCTAATGAACTTGGGGATCAGGTTGATCCGTGGGATGCGTGGCTGAATGGCGATCTAGCGACGGAAGATCTTCCCGAAGATTTGCAGGAAGCCGCTTTAGAGTTCGCTAAATAGCGAAAGTGTTTCGCGCCGCGTGCAGGCGCTACCCTTAGCGTTACCCGTTCCCTTGCCGTAAGGATCAGCAGTGGCCGACATTGATCAAGAATTAGCGCAAATGACGGACGAGGGTCTAGCGACCCTTCACGGCAGGCTTGATGAGTCGAATCCGTCTGTCGCTGCTGAGGCGCAAGCGCATCACATGGTGACCACGGAGATCCTGAGGCGTGGCGGTTCACACGGGCACGACGGCGATAACTGGGGCAAAGCCGTCATCCTTGTCGAATCGGTTGAGGTCGAGTCCGCTGAGGAGATAGCCGCTCCCGATGGAATGGAAAAGGCTTGGGGTGAGGCGCTCGCCGATGGCGGGACCGTTTCCGTGCTGCTGACTGTCAATGGCTATGTGCTGAAGGCCGATCCCACGGTCTCCGAGGTTCACGCTGACTCGATCATGGGTAAGCCGCGTCGTCGCAAGGCTAAGCGGATCATGGTCGATGAGTTGACCGACTATGAGAAGCGTGCCGTCCCCGAGGTTATCGCGGACCTTGACCAGAATCTTGAGAACCGTCAACACGCCATTGACGAGTACCTGTATGGGCCGATGAATCCTGAGGAGCCGGGGGATTACTGGAAGCGGCTTGGCGACATGTGGGACGTTTCTGCCGCTGAGGCGGCTACGACCCGGTGCGGCAACTGTTCTGCTTTCAACGTGTCTCTGGGTATCCGTTCAGCGATGGCTGAGGCCATCGGTGAGGGCGGGGAGCAGGTTGTCGTGTCGGCGGATCTCGGTTACTGCGAGTTGCTTGATTTCAAGTGCGCCGCGTCCCGGTCGTGTTCCGCTTGGTTGACGGGTGGGCCGATCACTTCAGACAGCGAAAATGACGAATTGGGGTATGAGAAGTCTGAAGAAGATTTCCTTGCATCCCTTGGTGATGACGCTCTCGCTTGGTACGGGGACATCGGTTACCTTATTGACAATGACCGCGATCCTGAGTTGCTCCTCCAGAAGGCCGGTAACCCTGAGCCGTTGCGTGAATACTGGCGCGGCGGCGGCAAGGGCAAGATCGCTTGGGGTGCCGGTGGAGATTTCACTTCGTGCGTTGCCGCTGTGTCTAAGTACATGAACAGCGAGCAGGCAAAGGGCTATTGCGCGATCCGTCATCGCGAGGTTACTGGCATGTGGCCGGGCGACAAGAGGAATCGGGCTGCGAACAAGGCCACAGATTGGGAGGGTATCCTAAAGCACGGATCCCACAATCAGTTGTCTCACGGCGGCGGTGGTGGGGGTTCCGCTGGTTCTGCCTCGGCAGAGAAGCCTTGGGTGGGTCCGGGCACTGGTGCCCTAAATTTGAAGCCCGAGGTTAAGCAACGTGTCAGGGAGACGCTGGGAAACGGGCAGATCACTGATGCATATGGGGAGTCGTATGCGCGGGGTAAGGCGGCTGCCAAGGGTCAAGACATTTACGGTGAGCCTGTCCGATACAGCCCAAAAAATACAGGTAAGGAATTGGCGGCGGAACACAAAAAGCGTGATGCTGCCGCTCAGCAGTTGATGGACGCCCCAAGGGGGTCGATGCTTGCCGAGAATTTAGCGGCAAATGTCGTTTCGGCTCAGGGTTTCATTGACGGCAACATCAGTGCAAGGCCATCGTTCCGTACTTCCCACTCGTTTGGCGAAATGCTTGGGTCGTATCTTTCGGCTGGGCCGTCTGGTGCGTTGAAGTCTGTGGATGCCGTTATGGAAACTGATGACGTGGCAAAGCACGGAACCCACGACCAGTCCAGCCACGGCAGAAGAGGTGGCGGCGGGTCCGCTGCGGCCCCTGCTGTTGCGGGAGGCGGAGATCAACTTTCGACGTGGTCGAAGGGAATGCCGATCCCGGCACCGGTCGCGGACCATGCTCCGGGTACGCAGAAAGACAAGGAAGGCAAGTTGATGCCCCGCACCCCTGAGGCATCGGCTGAAGCCGTGGCCCTGCGGGCTAGGTCCGTGGCTCTGGAGCCGAAGACCACGGAGATGGTCACCGCGATGGCTGCGGAGCATGGCGGCGAAATGGTCGGGCTGGAGCATCGGCTGAAGACGACTGATTCCTTGGCCCGCAAGATTGACGCCGATTCAGTCAAGGAGCATGGCGGGGACAGGGCAGCGGCGGCAGCCAGTGTCTCCGATTCTTTGCGGTACACGACAGTTTTTGATAACGATAATTACACGGGTGGGGTTTCGGCGACGCTGAAGTCGCTTGAGGCTGATGGCTATTCGATCCGGGCGAAGAACTTTTGGTCGGATGGCGACGATTATCAGGGGATGAACGTTAAGGCTACAAAGGACGGTGTCACGGTTGAGTTGCAGTTCCATACCCGTGACAGCGTCAGGGTGAAGGAAACGCAACTTCATCCTGTGTATGAGGAGTATCGGGCGTCTACGGACAATACAAAGCGACGGGAGTTGTGGGATAAAATGGTTGGTATCGCGGCCACGATTCCGAAGCCTGCCGGTTATGCGGCACTGCTGACGATAGGCACTTTGACCATCAAGAATTTTGAGACCGCTCAACAAGCCGGTTTGCTGGGGTAGGAGGAGAAAAATGGAAAAAAAGTATTACGTTCATGCGACGCCGACTGGTGAGATGCTGACATTGTTCCGTTTGGATTTCGGCGACGACACTCTTGACGAGTTGAAGTGGGACGGGTCGGGGTGGACGGAGACGAACGATTTGTCTGACGCCTTGATCATGGAGGGCGATCCCGACACGTTTGAGATAACAGAGGTCATGGCCCGGAAGGCCGCCCCGGAAGCGTTCAAGAAGGCTTCCCCGGTGAGCAAGGAGGAGGCGACTCTCGTTTCCAAGGCCGACGACGAGCGGCGGTTCACGCTCGGCCCGATGTACATCCCGAACAGGCTCGATGCGCACAACGAGTGGACCGATCCTGACGAGTTGCAGAAGGCGGTGTGGGATTACATGAGGAAGGGTGATCGCCGGATTCGCCTGCAACACAATAAAGACGTGGTCGCGGGCGAGGCGCTTGAGGTGATGTCGTGGCCTTATGAGGTCGAGGTGCCGATGGTGATGAAGGACGCTTCAACGCAACCGGTGACGTTCCCAGCGAATACAGTGTTCCTCGGGGTGCAGTGGGAGCCTTGGGCGTGGGAGTTGGTCAAGGCTGACAAGTTGCGTGGCTATTCCATCGGGGGTCGCGCTCAGCGACTCCTTGCCGACCTACCGGAGGCGTGATGTTCCTGTCCAATGACGGCGATCAAGTCCGGGTTGTAAAAGCCGCTATGCCGAACGGCGTGGTGATGGTGTTGCGACCGTTACTTGCCGACGTGTATTCAATGGTCATTCAGGCGCAGGGCGCACACTGGAACGTCAAAGGCACCCATTTCAGCCAGTTCCACGAAATGTTTGGTGAGATCTACGAGGACGTTCATGGGTCGATTGATTCGATCGCTGAGTCCATGTTGAAGTTGGGGGCTAATGCGATTTCGTCCTTGACTGAGATGCAGGCCGCTCGGACGACGACGGACAAGGTCGGCGGTTCGGATCCTCTTGTGCTGGCGGCTGGATTGTTAGCGGTCAATGATGACGTGCTGGCGATGGTGCAGAAGGCGTTTGATGTGGCGAATGCCGCGAATGAGCAGGGGGTCGCCAATCTGCTGGCTGAGCGTGTGTCTATGCATCAGCAGTGGCGTTGGCAGTTGAGGGCGTCGATTGACGAGCGTGTCTGATATCCCGCTGGATGAATTGTCGCCGTTGCTGAGGGCTTGGGTGGCGCAGTTGCTGTCTCCTGAGGTGATGGCGGTAGTGGCGGCGTTTCCTGATGGTCAGGTTGATGTGAGGTTGTCGGCTGCGCGGGGCAAGGTCCGGGCGCGTCCTACGGTGATTGTGAATGGCGGGCCGCAGTCGTTCATGGACGCGGATTGATGCCTTGGATGGCGTTCTGGGGGTCGGTGGCGCGTTTTCCGGTCGATGTTGTCCTGTGGCATGTTGATAGTTTTCGGGGCTTCCAGCGCCCCGCGATTCGTGTTTCTGACCCCCCGGCTCTAGCCTAACCCCCGTATGCTATACTGGGGTTAGGAAGGGAGGGGAAATGACCACCACTCGATACGCGATCGGCCCGGAATTCAACCTGAAGCGGGTCATCGAAAAAGCAGAACAACTGGCAGCCCGCGCAACCAAAAAAGGACTGTCAGGCGGCTACACCGTCACCACCGAAACCGAGATCCGCACCAACGTCGAAACCGGCGTACAGACCGAAATCACTTTCGTCGTCATCGAAGGCGAGCCGGTCAAGTACGACGGCTGGCAGTTCGTCGCCTTGGTCGAGCAAGACAACGGGCAGCCCGTCGTCACCGGATCACCCCGCTACGAGGGCGAGCAGGTAGACCGGTCAGCCCTGAAGCCGGGGTACTGCGACTACTGCAAGAAAAGCCGGAAGCGGTCCAAGACCATCGTGGTCGAAGACGAGTCCGGCACCCGCAAGCAGGTAGGAACGTCCTGCGTCAAGGATTTCCTCGGGCAGGAGGTCAACGGGGCTTGGTTTAGTGCCGAGGACGAGTTCAAGGAATTAGAAGGATTCGCCGGATCCGGCGGGGTCGCTCTGTACAACTTGGAGCAGACCCTGATCGCGGCGGCGACCGTCGTCCGGCAGGCCGGGTTCGTCAGCGCCAAGATCGATTGGAAGACGACAACCGCCCAAAGCACCGCGCTTCTGTTGGGCCAAGGTTCGCTCAAGGCGGTCGCTCAGGCTCGGGATGAGTTCGGAGAGGCAAACGACGAGGACCGGGAAAAGGCCACGCAAGCCATCAAATTCGGGCAGACCATCGCTGGAGAAAGCGACTACGCGCAGAACGTCCGGGCGGTGTTCGCCAGCGGGTGGTACAACCCCAAGCGGTTTGCGCTGGTTGTCTCGGTCGTAGGGATCATGCTGAAGACCGCCAGCAAGGCCGCTGAAGAGGTGGCGGCTGCCAAGTCCGAGATCGTGGAAGCGGCATTTGGTCAGGTTGGTGAAAAGGTCAAGGTAGGTAACGCGACCGTCACCAACATCTTCCCCTTTGAGACTCAGTACGGGTTTGGCAAGGTCATCGTTCTCGTCGGGCAGGGATACCGGTTCAAGTGGATAACCTCCTCCCGGGTGACGGTTGAGGAGGGTGAGACGGTCGCCTTCACCGGAACGATCAAGGGCGAGGACGAATGGCAGGGCAAAATCAGCACCACGCTTCTGCGGGTCAAGTTCGCTGAAGCGGCATGACCTAGACGCAAGGCTAGAAAAACCCCGGTCGTTTCTACTGACCGGGGTTTTGCCTGTGATACCGTTGTCCTATCGAAACCTGTGGGTTGTCGGCTAGCGCACTACGCTGGGCGGCAACCTATTTTTTATGGGAGGAAGTAAGTGAGCAGACCGACACGCAAGATGGTCAACCTCTCGATCGAGGAAACTTCAGGCGTTGATCATCCGGCACATCTGCAAGAGGGATGGCTTGTGATGAAGGCGGTTGGTGACGACGATGTTCGCAAGGCCATGCAGTCCAATCAGGAGGCTCCAATGGATATTGAAATGAATGTAGAGGACATGCTTAAGGAGGCTCCTGACGCTGTCCGAAAGATGTACGAGGACATGCAGAAGGCAACCGATGAGGCAGTTGCGAAGGCTGCTGAGGCTGAGGACGCCCTCCGCAAGGAACGGGATGAGCGTGCCGACTCGGACGCCATCGTCAAGGCTCGTGAGTCGTTCCAGAGCCTCGGCATCGACCCGGAGCAGGTTGGACCGGCGCTTCGTCGCCTGTCTGAGACCGACGCCGACCTTGCTAAGGCGATCGAGACCGCTCTGGTCTCGGCAAACGCCAAGGTCGAGTGCGCTGACATCTTCTCCGAAATCGGCAAGTCTGCTCTTCCCTCTTCGGGCAGCGCATACGAGCAGGCCGACGTTATGGCTAAGGCGGCTTTTGCTGCCGGTCATTCGGCAACTATCGAGCAGGCACTGACCGACGTTTTCACGTCGAACCCAGACCTGTACAGCCAGTACCTCTCCGATCAGGGAAAGTGAGCGCCTGTCATGGCATACGAAATTAATCCTTACGCACTGAAGATCACCCTCGTTGCGGGCGCGGATCTTTCAACGCACCAGTACAAGTTCGTGAAGTTGAACAGCAGCGGTCAGGCGATTCTTGTCGCTGCGCTCACTGATCGTCCGATCGGTGTCCTCCAGAACGCTCCGACCTCGGGCCAAGAGGCTGAGGTCACCGTCATGGGTGGGACCAAACTGATCACCGGCACGGGTGGACTCGTTGACGGCTCTATCGTCGGCACCAGCGCGGCTGGCCTCGGCGTCATCAAGGCTCCGGGCACGGACACCACGCATTACATCCTCGGCACCGCAATCAATGACACCGCCGTGAATGAGTACGCGACCGTTTTCATCAACTGCGCTTCTGCTGCCCGCGCAGCCTGATCGCATCAATCAAAGAATAGGGAGATAAGATGCCGCAGCCAAGCATCAATCAGGTCCACATTGATGCGATCCTGACGAACATCAGTGTCGCGTACATGCAGAAGGCCGAAAACTTTATTGCTGATAAGGTTTTTCCGGTCGTGCCTGTTGATAAGAAGAGCAACAAGTACTTCACCTACACCAAAAATGATTGGTTCCGTGACGAGGCCCAGCGTCGCGCACCGGGCACCGAGTCCGCTGGTGGCGGGTACAACCTGTCAACCGACACTTACTCGGCTGATGTGTGGGCATTCCATAAGGATGTCGATGACCAGACGCTGAGCAACGCTGACACCCCGCTGAATCCTCTCCGTGAGGCCAGCGAGTTCGTCACCCGTCGTCTGCTCCTCCGTCGTGAGATCCAGTTCGTCACGGATTACATGACGACCGGGATTTGGGCGACCGACGTGACCGGCGTTTCGGGCACCCCGTCAGCGGGACAGTTCAAGCAGTGGAACGATTACGCATCCTCGGATCCGATCGAGGATATTGAGGCGGCGAAGGAAGCGATCCTGTCCACCACGGGCTTTGAGGGCAACACCCTCGTTCTCGGGTATCAGGTTTTCCGTCAGTTGAAGAACCACCCCGATGTCGTGGACCGTTACAAGTACACGACCGCGTCGGTTGTCACTGAGGACATGCTTGCTCGTCTCTTCGGTGTTGAGCGGATTCTTGTCGCGAAGTCGGTCAAGGCCACGAACAACGAGGGCGCGACCGGTGCGTACGCGTTCAACTTCGGCAAGGCTGCTTGCCTGCTCCACGTCGCATCGAATCCGGGCCTGATGACCCCGTCGGCTGGCTACATCTTCGGGTGGACTGGCGTTTCAGGTGGGCTTGGTCAGATCATTGGTACTTCCAACTTCCGCATGGAGTGGCTGAAGGCCGCTCGTGTTGAGGCTGAGGTTGCCTTTGACAACAAGGTGGTGGCGTCGGATCTCGGTTACTTCATGGCTACGGCGGTGGCGTAATGCCGAACCGGATCACGCAGGGCGAGGCTGTCGTCGGCGGTTTGCAGACTGAGCAGGATGTCAACGTCGGTGACGACCTTTACGTCACTGGTGACACTCGGATCGGTTCGACGGGTACGGCGTTCACTGACATCACTGTCGGGACGGTCGTTGTCGATCCGGGTTCCATCGGCGCGGATGCCACACTGGCGTTCGATGTCACGGTGACCGGAATGGTGGCGGGCGATGTCGTCGTGCTTCAGCACCCGGCATTGAACGACGACATTCTCTACACCGGTCACACCACCGGCACGGACAAGGTCACGATCTTCCTGTACAACCGCTCGGCTGGTTCCATTGACCCGGCTTCGGCAACGTGGACCTACCTCTGGTTCGACGTAGCCTAAAAAGTCAATAGTAGGAACCTCATTTAGGGGGCCAGCGAACCAGTTTTCGCTGGCCCCCTTCCTAGCAGGGGGAACACGTGCCCGAGTTCGTTGACACTCCACCAGAAATCTTGACGATACTTACCATCGTGGGCATCCTTTTCGCGGCCCTGTCTTGGCTGATCAAGGCGCAAATCGTGCAGAACCGTGAGTTGCAGCCGAATCACGGATCCTCGCTGAGGGATGCCATTGACCGGATCGAGCGGGGTCAGGCTGAGATGCGGGACGACCTTCGTGAAGTCCGGGGCCAAGTGAACGAGCAACACGACCGATTGTTCAATTCAGTTGGTAAGGTTCACGGAAGAATAGACGACCACATCAAGGACCATTTACAGGGAAAGGCATGACCATGCTTGACAGGCTCCCCGCCGATGCGCGGCATCTCATCATCATGCTCATGGCCGCCCTCCTCGGCTGGGCCAGCGATAACGTCATGGGGTTCGGGCTGAGTCCGATCATCTCTTCGCTCCTCGGCGTGGTCGTCGCGACGGGGATCCTGTGGGTCACCCCTCTTACCCGGCAGTACGGTGTCGGGAAGGACATCCCGACCGGTGAGTCTGACGAGCCTCTGGTCGTTGAAGAGGAGTTGTAATGTTTTCCGCAGATTTGAAGGATGCCCTTTCGCGTTACCTTCCGGGTAAGACTGTCCTGATGAAGGACTGGTCAATGAACCGCACGGGCGCTTGGAAGGGGAGGGGGTACGCCCCTGTCGCTTTGTTCCTCCATCACACGGCGGCGGCTGCTACGGATTCGACGGACCCGGCGAATCCGGGTAACAAGCGGGGCGCCAATGACTCGGTCATCTCATTTATCCAGAATCATTACAAGGTGCCTGCCGCCAATTTCACCCTTGACCGTGATGGGACGGTGTACGTCCATTCGTCTCAGGCGATCTGGCACGCGGGTTACGGGACGTTCAAGGGCAAGTCCCCGTGGTCTGTTTTCGGTATCCCGGCCAACGATGCGAATCGCTGGTGCCTTGGGGTGGAGATCATGTCGAAGGGCAAGAAGTTGGATTTCACTGAGGCCCAGAAGCGTTCGCTAGTAATGTTACTTAACGCCTGCCGGGATGCTGCCGATTGGGGCGATACTGGGTTGGTGCGCCGTCCCCGGCACAAGGATTGGACGACACGCAAGATCGACATCCTGTACCGTAATGAGGATGTCAGCGGCTGGATCAAGTCGTTTTCCACCTACTGGGATGGCGTTGTCCCAACGATCGTTGACGTGAAGGCGGCGCAGGCCGATCCAACGGTCAAGAATGATGCCGCGTGGCGGGTCGCTTGCAGGCTAAAGGATAAGGGCTTTTTCGTTGGTGATCCGGCTGAGTCCGGCGTGCAGGGATATCCGGCTGTAGCGGTCAATAACTTTCAGAAGCATATCTCCGGTAAGGGTTCGGGCCGGTATGGCGCAAAGACCCATAAGGAACTCTTCAACTAGGAGCAGCGATGACGTGGACGTACACCGATCCGAATACAAGCGATCGTGACAAGATCCGTTTTCTGATCGGCGATACCGACTCCACTGATCCTCTGCTTTCGGACGAGGAAATCGCCTTCACGCTGGATGAAGCCGGTGGCTCGGTCTATCAAGCCGGTCACGATTCCTGCTACGCGATTGCTGCAAAGTTCAGCAGGATGGCGCAGTCCAAGAGCGTCGGCGACCTATCTATTTCTTACGCCGACCGGGCGGCTGCATACGCTATGCAGGCTGAGCGTCTCTTGGAGTTGGGTGCCCGTCGCGAGCCTCCAATGGTGTGGGTCGCGCCGGGTTCACTTCTTCGCGCCGACGCCCGGACCAATGCCGGGAGCAATGGCACTGAGTTCTGGACCGGGCAGATGGATTACCTGCGTAGTGGTGACGTGTACAGGACACAGCCATGACTTTGCCAAAAGACTTTGCGGAGATGATGCTTCAGACCGTCATTTTCTACCCGCAGACGGCGATCGACAAATATGGGAAGCAGACTTTCGGAACCGGGGTTTCGTACCGGTGCCGCCTGATGACTTCGCAGAGGATCCTGAGGGACGCGCAAGGGCGTGAGATTGTTGAGGCGGGCAGGGCGATTATCTACGGCGTTCTGGCGGCGACTCCTTCCCCGCATGACAAGATCCAGTTGCCTGACGGATCAAGCCCGAAGGTGGTTTCCGTGAGCAAGGTGCAGGATGAGGACGGCGATCATCATTCGGTCATAGGTTACGGTCAATAGTCATGGCGATGATAAAGGTCAAGGGACTTGAGCCGTTGATGAGGGCTTTTGATGCCGCTGGGGTTAACGCCCCTAAGTTCGCTTCAAGGGCTTTGTATGAGGAAGCGAGTGAGGCTTTTCTTCTCTCCCAAGAGGTAGTGCCAGTTCGGTATGGGATGCTGAGATCATCGGGCCGTGTGCTGCCTATTGAGGCGCGAGGCAATGTGGCGTTCTGCTTTATCGTTTACGGTGGAACGACAGCGCCTTATGCTGTCTATGTGCATGAGTTGCCTCCGGGTAGGGCGAAGCATGATCCGCCGACAAGGTGGAAGTATCTGGAATTCCCGGTGAAGGCTTACGCCAAGGGCATGGCCGACCGCATGGCTGTCCGTGTGCTTGACATGATCAATAGGGGTTTCTGATGGCGACAATTCTTGAGGCTGTCGGGGATTACCTCGTTACCGGCGGTCATGGCACGCTCGGTACAACGCTGTTCCTCGGCGTGATGCCGGAATCACCTGACGTGCTGGTTGCCGTCTACGAAACGTCTGGCTCCAGCCCGCAGTTCACGATGGGTTCAGCGGCTACGGCTATCGACGCGCCCTCATTGCAGGTCATCTGTCGAGGATCGGTCGGCGATTACCCGACGGCTCGGGATAAGGCCGTGACATTGAGGGCGTATCTCGGGGCTTTGGCCAATGTCACGATTAGCGGCATCAATATTATGCGGGTCGCCCCTGAGGGTTCAGTTCTGCCGATGGGCGAGGACGAGAACCGGCGACCGATGGTGTCGATTAATTTCTCGTGCATGGTGAGGCCGTGAGCGGGCAGCAGTCGTTTATGGCGATTGGTCAAGGGGGTCAGGCCGCTGACCCTTATGGTCGTGGGGTCATCACTGACCGGGCAGTTCGATGCACGTTCACGAGAGCGGACGGGAATGCGTGTAATCGACTGCTGGCGCTGATCGTGAGCAGGCCGTGGCGGATTCAGTGTCCTCGGTGCAAGGCGATCAATCAGGCTGGCATTGGCATGGGGGATGGAACATGAAACGGGTATCGCCAACCCCATGTAGGTAAAGTCAAACTCCGGTGTGGTACACTCGTTGCGCGGGGCAGGGCAAGCCCCCGGACGAGGGAGCCAAAATGAGCAATTACGACGACTGGCGATTAGCGTCACCGCCTGAGGCCGACGAGCAAGACCTTAGTGACGTCACTTGCAATAAGTGTGACTGGGAGGGCAATGTCGTCTGCTACATAGCGGGCAGCAATCTGACGTGGGAATGCCCCGGTTGCGATTACGAGCATCACGAAGACCCCGCCGACCGTTTCAGCCAAGACCCCGACGACCGCTACTAGGAGGAAAAAATGGCGATATGCGGCAATTGCAAGGAATCACATCAATACGCCAAATCAATTAGAGCCTGCTACCGAGGCGACCTGTTCCAGTGCGACTCGCTGGTGAAACGAGTCAGCGGCTGGATAAGCGAAGAGGGCGAGTACGAATCTTATGACGAGGTGGTTTTCTGCGGGGCGGAAGCGATCGTGGACGCACGAGGCTTTGAATGCGCCGTCGGTCATTCTCACGTCTACGCCGAGATCCGTCACGCAGAGGGATGGGAATACGCCGAAGACGATAACGAAGCCTCACGCTTGATCAAGGCCGGGGTTGAACCCCGAGACTTGGTCACAGGCGGATCCTTTCGATAACAAAAATGCGACACCCCCCGGCAAACTCCGGGGGGTGTCTTTTTGCCTGTAGAATAAGTACAGCAATCAGTGCCCTTCGTGGCCCCGCAACACCTGCACCGTGGCCCAAGTGCCCAGTAGGCGGCGCGGGTACGCGCATGTCTACAGGAGGTGCAGAATGGCGTACCGGGTGTTAGTGGGTATCGATTACCCACCGGACAAGCGAGCAAATGCCGGTGATGTCGTCAACGACCTCCCGCCCAAAAGCGTCCGCTGGCTTCTTGCACAGGGCATCATCGAGGACTCAAGCGGCAAGCCCACGGTTCTTCCTCCCGAAGATGAGGAAGTCGAAACGGATCCAGAGGATGCTGTCACTGATGCGTCCCCGGCTATCGATGAGGACGGTAACTAATGGCGTTTATTCATGGTAAGTCCGCTGGAGTCCTGTATGGGGCTTATGACCTTTCCCCATTTTTCAATGAAGCGTCCATGTCGCAGAGTGTCGAGACGGCAGAGACCACAACGTTTGGGAGTGGCGCGAAGTCATACATCACGGGCCTCAAGGATGGGACGTTCTCCCTGTCTGGCATGTTCGACGGTGCCGCTGCCGGTATTGATGAAGTCATCTCGGCATCCATCGGCGATGGTGTCAACGTCCCGATCACAGTTGTCCCTCAGCAGGCGACGACGATGGCTGTTAGCGATGTGTCGTTCTCCGGTGAGACGCTTGAGACTTCGTACGAGGTTTCATCCCCGGTGGGCGATGTTGTTTCGGCAAACGCGGAAGGCCAGATCACTGGCGGCATGGACCGTGGCGTGATCCTCGCCCCGAAGTCGGCGGTTACTGCTACCGCGACCGGTACATCAGTCGATCAGGCCGCAGGCACCACGAACGGTGCAGTCGGCTACGTACACGTCACCGCGAACACGCGGAATGGCGCTATTACGGTGAAGGTCCAGCATTCGACGGACAACTCCACCTTTGCAGATCTGATCACGTTTACGAGCGTGAGCAGCACCACTGTCGTCAGTGAGCGCATTGCGGTCGCTGGCACAGTAAACCGGTACGTTCGGGCTTCCTTCACGGTCGCCGGTTCATCCGGGTCAGCCACCATCACCGTCGCTTTCAGCCGCAAGTAAGGAGAAACTCTCATGGCGTTCCTGCATGGCAAGTCCTCGTTTTTCAGCATCGACAACGCTGCTGGCAGCCCGGTCGATATCTCGGCGTTCTGCGAGGAGGTTTCTCTATCGCGAAGCATTGAGACGGCAGAGACCACCACGTTTGGTTCCTCAGCCAAGTCCTACATCGTGGGCCTGACCGATGCGACAGTCAGCATCAGCGGCAAGTTCGATGCGGCTGGCGCTTCAACGATTGACCCGGTCCTATCGGGGATCCTTGGTCAGTCGGCGACCGTGACGTGGGCTTACCGCGCATCGTCCGCGTCAAAGTCGTCAACGAACCCGGAGTACACGGGTGAGGGCATCGTTACCTCCTACGAGGTTTCGGGTTCCGTCGGTGACGCGGTCACGTTCTCGGCTGAGGTTCAGGTCACCGGAGTAGTTACCCGCTCAACGTCCTAGTAATGCCAGCAAGACCAAACCGTGCCCGTGTGGCCTATAGAGAAAGAGTGACCATCGTGTCCTTGCGTGATCAGATCCTTGCCAGTGATGACATTCCGACCGAACTCGTTGAGGTTCCCGAGTGGTCGGTGATCATCGAGGTTCGCGGCATGAACGGCGCTGACCGTGCCCGCATCATTGAGGCCGCATCGGCGAATAACGGCATGATGGGTGTCGGTTCGATGTATGCGGAGACGGTCATCACGTCTTGTTATGACCCTGATTCTGGGGAGCGCATTTTCTCCCCTGAGGACATCAGTGCGCTTATGACGAAGTCCGCTGCCGCTATCGATCGTCTGGCTACCGTGGGTATGCGCCTGTCTGGGATGAACCCGGAAGCGCAGGACGAAGCCGGTCGTCGGTTTCCTGAAGACGCCGCATCGGAGGATGCTGTTTGAGTTGGCTGAGCGGCTGGGGCGCACTGTCGGCGAGTTGCTGCATGGAAGCCCCGGCCACCGACCAATCTCCTCCAAAGAGATAACTGAATGGATGGCCCTGTGGGAGTTGAGGGCTTGGGAGCAAAAGCAGGCGATGAGAGAGTCCAAGCGTAAGTAGGAGGTGTCGGCATGGCTGTAACAACCATCGTTGAGGCTAAGTACATCGCTGACACCACGCGCTACGTTTCCGCGTTAAGCAGGGCGACCGATGCGACAAACGAGTTCGCTCGGTCTCTGCCGAACGCTGAGGCTTCTCAGGAAAAGGTCAAGACTTCTTCTATCGCTTTGGGTTCTGCGCTTGGAGCGGTCGGTGCCCAGATGTTTGCTCGGGCAACCGCTGCGGTCCAGAAGTATGCGATGCAAGGCATCAACGCGGCCAAGCAGTACGAGCAGACGGTCATCTCGATCGAGGGCATTTTCCAAGGCACGGGCATGTCGATGGAGCAAGCGGCTACGAAGACCAAGACGTATCTCGCCGATCTCCGTGACTTTGCAGCCAAGACCCCGTTTGAACTGCCGCAGATACTTGACGCCACGAAGCGTCTGCTGTCCATCGGGTATGCCGCCGATGATGTCAAGGATCGGATGCTTCCCGCTATCGGTGACATTGTTGCCGCCCTCGGTCAGCCCCCCGCCGCTGTCAGCGGGGTGGTGTATGCGTTCGCCCAGATGAAGTCCGCTGGTCGTGTCCTGTCTCAGGACTTGATGCAGATCGGTACGGCGCTGCCCGGGTTCAACGCGAAGATGGCGTTGGCGAGTGAACTGTTCGGCGGCGACATGCGTGCCCTGACTAAGGCGATGGAGTCGGGGTCTCTTGACTCGTCCAAGGCCATTGATGTCCTGATCAACGCGATGACGAAGTTTGGTGGCGCTGCCGGGGCTATGGACCGGCAGTCGAAGACTCTTGCTGGCGTGATTTCCACGTTCAATGACACGGTCAACAATGCGTTGATCGACGGGTTGATGCCGTCTCTGCCGATCCTGTCGAAGACGTTGAACGATGTCATGCCACCTGTGCATAGGCTGGCGACCGCTTTCGCTCAGGCTTTGGGTCCAGCGTTGATTCAAGGCGCTCAGGTTCTAGGCGAGTTGGCCCCGCAGTTGACGGAAATTATCCCCCCGTTGATCAATATCGCAACGCATGGCATCGGGCTAGTGCGGGTGCTGTCTTCCCTGTCGCCATTCCTGACCCTTGTCGCCGATCTGGCTAATGCGTTGAGTACGGCTGTCTCGTTGATTCCCGCTCCAATCATCGCTGCTGTCGCCGCATTGACTCTTGCCCGTATGGCCGCCAAGAAATTTGGCATAGAAGCGGCAACGACCAGCGGCACCGTTGGATTGGCGTTTAAGAAAATGGGCGCAGACGGGGT